CTAGGTGCTGCAAATACTACTTATGAGCAGAATTACTTGTTTCATAAAGAAGCTATTGCACTAGTAATGGTTGATCTTGACTTGCCACAGTCTGCCACGGTTAAGGCTCGCGCGTCTGACCCAGATAGCGGTTTATCGTTATTGCTAACCGCTGCTTATGATATTAATGAGCAAACTGAAACCCATCGTATTGATGCTGTTTGGGGTGCTGATTTAGTCTACCCTGAATTGGCCATGCGTTTATGGGGCGCTGCCTCTTAGTAGTAGCTAAATGAATAGCCCGCCTAGTGCGGGCTATTTCAGTATTAATGAAAATAAAGGTGTGACATGAAAGAGATCAACCCTAAAAAATCAGTGTATTTATTTAGTGATGAATTTCCCGCTGGTGAGATGTTTAACCTAACACCAGAGCAACTAGAAGGGAAGCTGGCCGATGGCTGGGTGGATAGTCCAGAGCGCCTATATTTACCTGAAAATATGGACGCAGGCGTAACAGAGGCCCAAGTCAAAAACATGCGACCAGAAGACTTGGTTAAATTCGTTGAGTCCTATGGTTTTATTGTTTTAACAAAAGAACAATTACAAGCCGAGGCTAATAAAATGGCCAGTGTCGCGCTTGACATTGCAAAGTTTAGTGACGATGCCTTGATTGCCGAAGCTGAAAAGCGCGGCCTTAAGGATCCACAATCCGACAATGACGAATTACTCGCCCGCTTCAATGAAGACCCTAAAAGCCTAACTAAAGAAGAGTTGATCATTCTTGGCTCTGAATACAAGCTTGGCTTGCGAATGAATTTTAGCGAGCAGACCATGATTGATAAAATTAAAGAAGCTTTAGAAGCTCAAGGCGAAGAATAGGGAGTAAGGCATGGCAGGGTTCACAGTTGGTGATTTAATACGCTCGTCTATGCGTAAAATAGGTGTACTGGCGGCTGGTGAACCCTTGCCTGCCGAAGAAGGCGCTGATGCCCTTCAAGTTCTAATTAATATGGTTGATGCTTGGTCACTGGAGTCACTGCTAATTCCAATTGTCAGCACAGTTACCTTTGAGCTGAAAGTTAATCAACCTGAATACACGATAGGCATACACCCTAGCCCCGCGCCTTTTCCTGATAATCACATTGAAACGCCAAGACCTGAAAAAATTTTAACGGCTTTTATTCGTGACGCCTCGGGTACAGATTACGCGCTCGAATCACTGGACAATAAAACATACTCACAAATCAGCCGAAAAACTAACGCATCAAGACCGTCACGGTTTTACGTTCGTGAAGGATTCCCGCTAAATACAATTATATTCGATGCAGTGCCTTACGCTAACGAGACTTTGCACCTTGAGGTGTTGCAGCCTCTATTGTCTTTATTGCCTGTCACAGGCTTGACGGAAGTTATCAGTCTGCCCTCTGGCTATAGACGCGCCCTTGAATACAATTTGGCTTTAGATTTGGCAGATGAATATGGCAAGCAGCCATCTCAAATGATTGCCGTGTCTGCTACCGAAGGCAAAAAGTGGATTAAACGCGCAAACTATCGACCTATTATTTTGGGTGTGGATAGGGCTATCAGGTCAAATCGTTCAGGAATGGGCGGTTATGATATTGCAGGTGGGCCATAGCATGGATCAAGTTGGAATAGCGCTTACAGGCGTAATGGCTATATGGCTTTCACAGCAAGGCAACGAATCTTTAAAAAAATACGCCTGTATATTTGGGTTAGCGAGCCAGCCATTTTGGTTTTACTCTTCTTACATATCAGGTCAGTGGGGTATTTTTGGTTTGTGCTTTTTTTATACTTACGCTTGGATTGTTGGGTTTAAGGCTCACTGGGTGAAAAATAATGGGTAGACAAAATCCGATACCATTAGTTGCGACCACAGCCGAAGGTGATATAACGGGCCAAGAGCGATTGGTGAATATCTACCCCCGAAAGAGTACGGGCGCTAAATACCCGTTTAGCTTGATCGGCACACCCGGGCTTGCTTACTTTCTTGAGCTGCCAACCTTTCCAGTGCTTGCTATTCACGAAAACGGGCCTCGTGCTTTTGCGTGCACACCCTCAAAGCTGTATGAAATATTTAAAGACGGAACATTTAAAGAGCTGGGCGATGTAAACCTTGGCGGCCGCGTTTCAATGGAAGATAACGGGCATCAGCTTGTTATGGTCGATGGTTCAAAGGGCTATTATTACGATTCAAATACAGGGTTGGTTAAACAGATCACGGCAGCTGGTTTTTATCCCGCATCAACAGTCACCTATCAAGATGGATATTTTATATTTGAGCGCAAAGGAACCGGTCAGTTCTTTGTGTCTAATCTGCTAGACGTATGGTTCGACCCGATAAATTTTGCAACGGCAGAAGGTCAGCCGGATCAATTGGCGGGTGTTCTTAGTGACCACCGTGAAGTACTTATGTTTGGCACTCAAACAATTGAGGTCTGGTACAACTCAGGCGCGGCAGATTTTACTTTTGAAAGAAACCAAGGCGCGTTTGTAGAAAAAGGGTGTGGGGCAAAATACTCAATAGCCAAGCAAAACAACACTGTTTACTTTATCGGATCAGATTTAATGGTGTACCAGATGTCAGGGTACACGCCAATCAGAATAAGCACGCACGCTGTAGAGCAAGACCTTAAAGGTGTGGATTTATCGAGCGCCTTCGCTTACACCTATCAAGACGAAGGCCACTTGTTTTATGTGCTAACCATTCCATCCAGAAACATAACTTGGTGCTATGATATTTCTACCGGCTCCTGGCATATTCGAAAAAGCTACCAGTTCGGCAGGCACCAATCCAACAACGCTATTTTCTGGGATTCTAAAACATTGGTGGGTGATTTCCAGAATGGGCGCATTTATCAGCTAGCCTCAAATTATTACACGGATGACGGCGAGCCTATTATTCGTGAGTTTGTATTGCCAACCGTAAACAACGGTCGGGAATTTCTAACCATAGACAGCCTTGAATTTGATATGTCGTCAGGCGTAGGCTTAACGGCGGGCCAAGGCAGTGAGCCAGAGCTTAGGGTTTACACATCTAAAGACAACGGCAAAACTTATGGCAATAGCTTCAAGCGTGGGCGCATAGGTCGCAAAGGGCAGTATCTTACAAGAGCTAAAGTCAATCGGTTTGGTGTTGCGCGTCAGTTTACGTTCAAGGTCGAAATATCAGACCCGATTGAAATTGATATTGGTGGAGCGTGGGTGGAGTCGAGATAATGGCAAATAAAAATATAGTCTCACAGCCACCGCTAATGGTTCCAATTGCTGATAGCAAGGGAGTCCTTTCAAGGGCATGGGCCGCTTTTTTCAGGGACTTGTACAAGCGAACAGCGGACAAAGGCGGTAACGCCATTGATGATAATAAGAATGAAATTGACGAGGCGCTTATAACAGTGGGGGCGAGCCTTGATGAGGTTGTCGCGCAAGTGCTTGTTAATATCGACAATATAACCACCAACGCGGCAGAAGCCAGCAACAACAAAGAGGCGATACTTGTTAATGCTGATGGCCTTGCCACGCATTCAGCCCTTAATGAGGCTCATGGCAGTGATGGTGATATTGTAGGTGTTAATGATTTGGCCACAGAAACACTGCAAGGGCTTGTTAAGCGAATGCCTGTACTGGCAAGTGCTGTAGCTTCCGTGGCATCGGTTACAATTGCAGATGCAGGTAATGCCCCGACAGCGTACAATCAAGCTCACTTACAAGGTGTTGTTGATCTTACAAATGCCAACAAGACCGCAATTAATCAGGTGGTAATTGATCTAAATGCAGCGGTTGTAGTTTTAAATAATTTAATATCAAACAGTAAGTCAGCTAATCAAATGAGCAGTTAATCAAAAGGAGTGGGTGTATGGTAAGGCAGGCGACAAAAGACGACTACCCAGAGCTTTTACGCATGGGCGAGGAGTTCTTCAGGGCTAGCGGATACGCCAGTGATATGGAATTTGGCGTAAAGGAGGTTACGGCCACCTTTGATATTTTGCTTGATAATGAAACCCTTCTAATCGGAGAGGGGGCCATGCTTGGTTTTTTAATATTTCCTGTATTTATGGCTAAGGAGACCTTGATGTCTCAAGAGCTATTTTGGTGGGTTGACAAAGACAGGCGCGGAACCAGAGTCGGCCTAAAAATGCTTTCAGAAATGGAAAGGATAGCGAAATCAAAAGGGGCTAAGATGTGCAGCATGCTATGCCTTGACGAGCTTAGCGGTGATCGTGTTGCTACATTATACAAGCGACTTGATTACAAACCAAAAGAACGAACATATATGAAGGTATTGTGATGGCGGTAACAACAGGTACGGCTTTATTGGCATCGGCGGGTGTCGGCTTGGCGTCCAGTTACCTCTCGGGCAAGGAGGAGGCTAGCGCGGCGCGAAAAGGTATGGCGGCAGAGGAGCGCATGGCGGCCAATAATTTAGACTTCCAGAAGGAGCAGGCCGAGACCCAGCTCGCCGATTTTGCCCCGTGGCGCGAGGCTGGCGAGGAGGCATTAGGCAAGATTCAGTCTGGCATTGAGTCTGGCGCATTTTCAATGGATAACTTTCAATACAAAGCAGACCCCGGCTATCAGTTCAGATTAGATCAAGGCATCAAGGCATTGGATGCTTCGGCGGCTTCCCGTGGCCGATTATTGAGTGGCGCGCAGCAGCAGGGTGTAAACGCATACGCACAGGGCATGGCCAGCCAAGAGTATGGCAACGCTTACAATCGGGAGCAGAATAATAAAACACGCAAATACAATATGCTGTCATCCTTAAACCAAGGTGGTCAAGCATCGGCAGCGGGGCAGGCGCAAGTGTCTGGGCAACTAGCGCAAACGGGCGGAAATATCATGGCCAACTTGGGGCGCTCTCAAAACATTGCCCAGCAAAATATCGGCGCGGCAAGAGCTGGGGCCTATCAAGGCGCGGCGCAAAGCCTGAACCAAGCAGGTCAGAACTGGATGCTTCATAACGCACTTAAAGGGACATAACATGCCAGCTAATCAATACGGTATAGATATGGGTGAAATTTACCGCACCACAGCAGCGGTAAAAGGTCAGCGAGCGCAAAACAAGATGGCGGGAATGAAGATAGACGAGGCTAAGGCTAAGACTGAGCGCCGAAATCTATTATCCCTCTCACCGAACGACAAAGGGGCGCAAGAGCAGTTCATACTTTCTGGTGGCAGCCCTCAAATGATATCGCAGCTAAACTCACTAACAGCGCAGGAAAAGGCGCAAAAAGCAGCAGAGTCCCAAGAGCTTGTCCAGCGTTCCGGCTGGGTGCTGGATTCTGCCAATGAGGAGCAATTTAAAGAGCGTTGGGGACAGGCCACGCAAGGCATTAGACCTGAATTATTCAAAGACCTACCAGCAATTGAGTCGCCAGAATTTGCGCCAGCCGCCCGCGACCTACTAACCAATGCATTTTCAATGAGCAAAAGTGTAGGCCAGTACCTTGAATCCATTAAGCCAGCAGGTGAATTAAAGCAATTTGACCATGCCGGTGAAAGCGTTATTCACCAAGGTGGCAAGATAGTTGAGCGTAAAGACAAGACAGACAAGGGTGGGGCGAAAGGCGGGGTGACACCAGCGCAACAATTACAGCGTGATAAATTCGCCAAATCTATTAGCGATACAAACCAGAAAAATCTATACAAAGATATAGCGGGACTGGCTGGGGCTAAAATGAGTCCAGACGGCACATATATCATGTTCAACAAGAATAACGCCAAGTGGAATCAGGCCATGACGCTGGGTTTGAAATATCTTGCCGAGGGTAAATACAAATCAACCACAGAAGCGGCTTTGCAGGCGGCTAAGAAATATGGCCTTGTTACTGATGCGCAGCTAGCCGAAAAAATTGGTGATGCGCCAGCCGACCCGCTTGGGTTACTATAACAACCACTAAAAAATAACAGCCTTTCAAGGGGTTTAATGTGTCGCAAGTACTAACTGATTTTAGAGTCAAGCACCCGCAATATGACGGAATAGAAGATGATCAGTTAGTAACTGCTTTACATGGTAAATACTACTCTCAAATGCCTATTGAGGAGTTTACTCAAAAAATAGGCTATCAAGCGCAACCTGCTCACCCAACTCAAGGCGTTCAATCTGTAGACGAGCAATCCGCTATGGTTGCCCAGCCTATCCAGCCTGAGCCAGCACAGGTCTTGCCCCGTGAAACGCCAATGATAGACCTTATCAGTAAAAAGATAGATGACATCAAGGGTGGTCACTCAATGTCGGCACACGAGCCAAGCATGTGGGAGCGCCTTAAATCACTAGGTAATACCGATTCAAATAATGCTCGCGCCATGAATGAGTGGGCAGCACGGGATATTGCGAAAGAAGAAGGCATTCAAACAAAGGAGGCTTACGAAAAAGCTGGGTTCTCACAGCCAATATTAAACCCAGAAGGCAGGCCAACAGGTCAAGCACTAGCGGAAGGCGCAGGTATTGTTGCCGGGCAGTTGCCAGAAGTTCCACAGGCTGCGGTAAATTCAGTGCTGCGCGTTATCCGTGGTGGTGATGAAACCGTGGATAATAATTTCTTGGATGATGCTATTAACTGGACTGAACCAGCTAAAGAAGAAAACACAGACCCCAACTACCAATCTTTTTACGGCCTCGGTAAATCACTGGGTACGTCACTCGCATCTATGGGGGCATCTATTACAGCCGCCATTGCTGTTGGTGGAACGGGAGCTGGCGCGCCATTAGCACCATTGGCTGCAATTGCAGCAGGCGGCGGTGTTGCGTACCGCTCAAGCAAGGATGAATTTCTTGATCGCATTAAAGAAAAAGTAGATTCGGAATCCTTAAAAGTAAGTGGCCGCAAATTAAACCAAGAAGAGTGGTCGAAGGTTTACAGTGAGATGGAGGGTGCTGCCCAGAAGTACGGCGGGTGGGAAGCTGTAACCGAAGGCGTTTCTAACCTTATTTTCTTGCGAGCTATTGCGTTACCACTAAAAGGCTTTGGCAAGGAAGCTTTAGCGGATGCTGCGGGAAGAGCTGCAAAAGTAATGGGCACTGAGCAAGCAACCGAAACAATTACGGGTGTTGGCCAAAGTCACGCAGAAGAAGAGGCTGGGCTAGGTAAGGCTAAGACTGTAGGCGAGGCATTTAAAGAGCAAGTGATTCAAACAGGCTTAATTACTACTTTACTTGGTGGTGGTGGCGCAGCGGGTAAGGCGACCTACCTAAAGGCAGAGGAAAAAATAGCACCGGCCCGTGCAGCAGGTAGAGAGCTGGACGCTATTTCCAACAGGGCATTTTTAACGGAAGACCCTAATTTTACAGATCAGCAAAAGGCAGTTGAGGCTTTAAAGCCAAATGACGCACAACACACACTAGCATCTGGTGCTAAGCAAAAGCCGCAAGAAGAATCCTTGCCAGAGGTTAATGCTAACTTTGATATTAGCGACCAAGTAATTGCACCAATAACCGAAAAGCCAGAAGAAGAAAAGCCACAAAAGGGCACTGTTAAGGGCTTGGCTGTAGTCGAAGCGCCTATTTCTGAAATAAAATTATCCCAAGATGTGCCTCAATTTAAAGACGGCGCTGGTAAGGAGGGTGTAGTTGAGCCACTAGGCGGCACGTTTGAGCGTACCGGTGTAGCGCCAATTCAAATATGGGTTCGCAAAGATGGCACCAAGGAAGTGATTTCTGGTCGCCATCGACTAGACTTAGCAAGGCGTAGCGGGGAAGAAACAATTCCCGCACAGTACCACTATGAAAGTGAAGGGTTTGATAAGGTACAAGCTGCCTCATTAGACGCAATTCTTAATATCCGCGAAGGTCAAGGCAAGGTAAAAGATTATGTCGAGTTCATTCAAGCAAACCAGTTCACAGAAAAAGAAGCCGCAAAAGAAGGGATTTTGGGGCGGGCTATCGGAAAGCGGGCTTTCACCATCGCAACTAAAGGAAGCGAGACGCTTATTACCAGCCATAGAGCTGACCAAGTAACAGACGAGGGCGCTACCAAGATAGCCAACGCAGCGCCTAATAATGAAGCCCTTCAAGCGGTAGGCATAAAAGCCATTCAGGATGGCAAGACCATAACCGTAGCTGAAAACCTAGTAAAAGCCGTGGCCAGCATGACCACGGACACCCAGCAAGAAAGCGGCGACATGTTCGGCTTTGATGATTCGGCCATGAAAGAAGCCGTTGATCTGGCGAAAAAAGCCAGCAAGAAACAGCGTGAAATTCAAAACACTCTAACAGCCGTAACAGGTGCAGCAAAAAATCCAGAGCTTGCCAAGAAAGAAGGAATAGACATCAAAGACCCTGATGCCATTTTAAAAAAGGTTAAGTTCTTAAAGTCTAAAAAGAAGGCATGGGATAACTGGCACACCAACCCAAAGCTATTGGCAGAATTAAAGGGCAAGCCTGAAATAGAGCTAACCCAAGAAACCGAAGCTGATATTGCTAAGCGCGAAAAGCAAGCCGAAGAAGCCAAGCAGGCCGAAGCCAAAAAACAAAAGGCAATTGACGATAAAGCCCAAGCCGATAAAGACGCTGGCGGTTTTGTGCTTGCTGGTTCTGAGCTTGACGCAGATCAAGCCATGGCGCATGGGCAGGATAGTTTGTTTTCTATGCCAGAAGTATCAGAACTGCCATCGGTCGCAGTTACCTTGCCAGTAAGCGACAAAGACCCTCGCATTGTGGAAGCTCACGCTATTGACTCAGGCATCATGCAGAGTTTTGAGAATGGCCAGCAAGCTATTGAGTGGCTAGCCAAAAACGCGCAAGAGCCGGTATTTAAACTTATAGCTAGAGATATTGAAGGCTTGATTGACCCTAGCGTAGTGGTTGTGCTACCAGAAAATTCAGGAAGCGGTAAGGCAAAAGGTAGCTTTCTGGTTGTAACAAATAAGAAAACTGGCGACATAATAAAAAGCTACATTAATATAAATGAAAATGGGTACGATGAAGAAACGGTTCTACACGAACTTATTCATATTGCCGTAAACCAAACAATAATAAAGCCCTACACCAAAGAAGAGATAGAGGCAGTGGTAAACCTAACGTCTATAGCTAAGGAGATAGCCCGCCTTCTAGACAATAAAGCTTATCTTGACACGCTTACGCAAATGGAAGTGAACGCCTTAAAGGTAACAAAGGGGGATTTACAGGAAATAGTAACCTATAGCCTTACCAGCCCCAGCTTTCAAAGCGCCTTAAAAAAAGCACCCAGCAGAGCGGGACACAAGACACTTTTTGATAAGTTGGCGTCTGCAATAAAAGACCTGTTAGGTATACACTCATTATCTGACAGCTTGTTTGCCAGAACCATTGAGGCTAGCGCGGCTGTAGTGTCGGCAGCGAAGAAAGTAAAGCCCAAGCCAAAAAAACAGGCTGACACCAGTGTTTCAAAGATGGTTGTTAAAGAGCGCGCCTATCAATCCGATGTGGTTGATGGCTCAAAATGGGAAACAGGTAAACCGGTCACTTTGCACTTTGCGCGAAATACAGAATCAGGCGCAAGCATGGCCCCATCAGGCATGGACTTCGGCCAAAAAATAGAGCCGTCTGGCGAATACATGGTTGTTGATGAAAGTGATATGTCGTCACAAAAAGCAGATAAATGGGTTTATGGTGAAATTACCTTTAACAATCCACTGGTACTGGAGCATAAAACCACAAGTAGTAAAGGGTGGAAAAAAGACCTGTCTGAAATGTTTGGCGGAAAAACAAAGAAAGCATTAAAAAATGCCATAGCTAAAGCGGGATACGATGGCGTCTTGACCGTTGAGCCGTATCGTAAAGGGTACGCTTTAAGCGAAGCTGTGAATATATCCGGTGACAAGGAGCAATCTGGAACCATTAAAGCTAAGCCTCTGGTTGATACCAAAAAGAAACTAACCACAAGCCAGTTTTCTAGTGCCATAAAAAAGCAATTCCCCACTGTAAAGTTTGCCTTTACCAGCATGCCTAATGGAATAGTGGTTGATAAGATTGTGGTGCCTGAATCTGCCCGTGAAAAAGGAGTGGGCACTTCGGCAATGCAGGCCATTATTGATCTAGCGCAAGAGAATGGGCTAACAGTGGCATTAACACCTTCTAGTGATTTTGGTGGAACCAAGGCGCGATTAACTAAATTTTATAAGAATCTAGGCTTTGTCGAAAACAAAGGCAAGAACAAGGACTATGAAATCAGTGAGGCCATGTATCTTGCGGCAACCAAAAGCCCAGTTAAAAACACCCGCACCAAAGAAGTGGCTAAAGATGGTGTTCAGTACAGCCGGACATTTACGCCTAAACAAAAAATGGAATTGCTACCTGCCAATAAAGATCATGCACCACTAACAGAAGACAAGGCGCTTAGTGAAGTTGAAGGCTTGGCGGCAGATCAGCCAAACGAAAATAACCCGCCTATGTTTTACGAGCTTGAGGCAAAAGGAATGATGCCGGACAGGGTTGAGTCGTTCACGTTGCGCGGCAAAACCATAAAGCTTAAAGATGTTTATAACCCGCAAAAGCGCGAAGGTATCATTGCTCACGTTAAAAGTATTATTGGCAACCGATTATATAATAACCGTGTCAAAGGAAAGAACGTAGCAGGCTATTACAATACTGTGAACGGCGAACTTCGTATGAAAAAATACGGGGATATTGAAGTTTTGGCGCATGAAATGGCGCACTACTTAGATTTCTATCATGAATTTAGAGTGACCAAGAATGGCAAGCAGTACCGCAGAACCATTGGTGATACCGACCGCGCGGAAACGGAAATCTCAAAGCTTTACAGCAAAGGAATAAATGCAGAAGAAGTGGCTAGTTTTTCTTACACACAAAAGAAAGAGCTGGAACATTCCGAAGGTTTTGCTGAATACGTCCGTGCATGGCTAACCAATTACAAATGGGCTTTAGATAAGGCCCCGAACTTTACAAAGGATTTTGAGGCTCTATTAAACTCAGACAAGAAATTTGGCCGTAAAATGTTCAGCCTTCAAATTAAAATGCACAAATGGTACAAGCAGGGCGATAAGGCCCGCTTGATAGAAGGTATTTCTGGCGAATCTAACGCGAATAAGTCCCTTTCTATGAGCGAGCGAATCATGCGTTTACGCTCTATGGAGCTGGGGGCAGAATTTAAGCAGAATGCTTTTGACTACTTGCACGCAGCAAAGGTAATGAGTCGATCAACAAAGGGCGGCTTGACGACTGGCACAACCGAACCGTACAAGCTTTTACAGTTACTTAACGGCGCTGATCAAATGTTTGCCGAATCATATTTAAGGGGTGCGCCATATTACAAAGAAGATGGCTCAGTAGATTTTAAAGGAATTAGCCTTAATAACGTATGGGGCGAGTCCAAAAAGGCTGGCAACGAACGCATGAAAGACCAAGAGGCTTATTTTGCTGCAAGACGCGCAGAAGAGGCCGTGCGCAAGGGCACTGAAAAGCTATTCACCAAAGGCATGATCAAAGAAGGCTTAGCACTGGGCAATAAATACCCATACTTTAAAAAGGCTTTTTCAGACTTTCAGAAATTCAATAAATCCATGCTTCAATTCTACGTTGATTCTGGCTATATCAGCCAAGATTCAATGAACGCTTTCCTGAAAAACAATAAAGCTTATGTTGCTTTTCACCGTGCCATTAGTGCCACAAAGGCAGGCGAGGGCACTGGCTCGAATATTGGAGCGAGACAATCGGGTGCCGAAGAGTCAATCCTTCATATTTACGAAAACACTGTTAAGCAAACAGGTATTCACATGGCCGCAGCACTAAAAGCACGCGCCATGCGAGACCTGTACATGCAAACCCTGCCAAGTGAAAGTGGTGATGTGCGCAATTCAGGGGCTTTATTTATAACCAAAGCCACCAGCGACACAAAGCCAATTATGGTGGATATTGACCAAATGGCCGACTCAATTCTTCAAGTGGGCACAGAAAACGAAATTGACCTAGCCGATATGGAGCTAGAGCATAACGGCCAAACAATAACCGATAGAGCTGGCTTTATTGAATATCTAAAAGATAACCCAGACCTTCTAAAATTCTGGACGTTTGGACATCCACCAACGGATAGAAGAACCGAATTTGATTCTTACATTGGATTAGACGGCAAAACAAAATGGGTGCAAATAAACGAAGATAACACCCTGTTGCCTTCAATGCTGAATGCTTTGGGGGGCATTCACTTGCCGCAAAATAAGATTACCCGCGCAGCCTTAAAAGCGCCTATTGTCTTTAAAAATATAATAACGGTCGGAATTACATCGGCTTGGCAGTTTGCAGGCGGCAACCTACCAAGAGACTCGACCACAGCAATGGCATTAAGTGGCTTTAAATTTAAGCCTGTTTACCATCATTTAATTGGCCTTGGGTATATGGTCGAAAGCGTATGGAATGCAAATGGATTGGTTGGCGAGCTAAGAGGGAACGGTGGGTACTCAGGCGGTCGCATGAAGTCGGCTTTATATGAAAACTGGGGGCTTACTGGCTCAAACACTGAATACCTTTCAGAAAAAGAATGGTATAGGTCGCCCACTCGAATTGCTAAAGAAATACTTCTCGCTTATACAAAGGTAGCTGACGTAACCGAAATGGCCACTAGGGTAGGGTTTTATTACCGTCAGAGAAAAGCGGGTATTGACCCAGTAGAGGCGGCGTGGCAAACAAGACAGATAACCACGGACTTTCAAAAGCGCGGGGCCAATCCACACCTAGCCTACGCAGTTAGAACTTCTGCCTTTTTAAATGCAGGAATGCAAGGCTTCATGCGAGAAATGGAGGCTATTTTTGAAGTTAATGGCGAGATGAATTTAAGTAACATTATAAAAGATGAAGACGGCCTTATGAAGCTGACCTCACTAAAGGCCAGAATGTACGGTGTGAGCATGACGCTTGCAGGTCTATCCATGCTTTCAGCTTATTTAATGCTTTACTCGGATGATAAAGAAGAGCGTGAAATTTATAGGAACCTAACGCCAGACGAAAGGGCGCGCTTTATTCACCTACCAGGCGGCGCTAAAATAGCCAAACCGATAGGCGTGTTCGGGCTTGCTATGGCCCTGCCTGAGATTTCAATTAATGAATTTTTGAATGACAAAGAAGATCGCCCCGACTTCATGACGAGTGAGGTTCTTTTTGCCCTTGGCCATCACATGGTACTAGCGGGAAGCCCAACCATATTGGAGATTCCACTGGACTTGGCAACTGGAAAGGACTGGAAAGGCGCACCGATAGTACCTATAAGGCTTGAAGGTGTGGCAGGTTTTGAACAGTACGACCATAGAACGGGGCTGGCTTTTGTTGAGGCATCGAAGCAGCTTAAAGAAAAATTCAACATAAGTTTATCGCCAATTATGTCTGAATATGTCGTTAAAAATTTAATAGGGTATTATTCGGATTACACAAAAGAATATACAGATCGCCTATTTTGGGATTATGAAAACTGGGGAGAGCGCCCATTCCAAAAAGGCTTTGCGGATATTTCGTTTAGGCAGTACAAAAAAGATAAGCGCATCTACCGCAACAGATACACCATGAAATTTTATGATTTGTATTCTGAGGCGATGGAAGCCACCAAGACTTTTAAGGTGGCAACTGATCACTTTGCCGAAAATGGGTCGGAATCTTACAAAAAGAATTTCGGAAATTACGAGCATCAAGTATCGGCTTTAGGAGTTGAAATGCAGGCACTTGGCAAGGAATTTAACGAGTGGCAAAAAGGCACGGTGGCAGGCTCGCGAAACCCGAACCTTACTTCAGAAGAAAAAGAGCAGGCAGAAATTAAGCGCCTAAACACTCGCAATAAAGTGTTTGAGCAGCAAGTGACGGAGTTTACCAAGCAGCTTAAAGAAGTTAAGGCGGCAGAGGCAAAAATGAAAGATGATGCAGAAGAAAAAGAACGCATTCAAAAACTACAAAACGCAATAAACAAATCAACCAGCAAAGCGGGTAAATAACAATGTCAGTATCAATGATTGGGCCGAAGTTTTACGCATGG